TGGTAGTGTATCACTATCCAAGTTGAACAGGAGTGCTGTAGGGTCTTCTGTGCGTGACACAGAGCCTATTACGTCAGCGTTTAAATCTTCTAGTTCGCCATGATATTTAAGACGTATTCTTGAAACACCATCGTGTAGTGTTCCATAGTTAGATAATACTGTATCCCATTCAATACCATTATCCCAATTGCCATTCTCTAATGCTTTGATTAGAATAGCATCTTCTTCTTTATAAACATTTACTGCATAGTTTCCTGGAGTAACGATAACTGAATTATCTTTCTGTAAATCAGCAAAGAATTCAAATGCGTTAGGATCATAATCAAGTGTATCTAAGTCAGAGTAATTATAGATATTATGAATAATATTTCTAATAACATTTTGTTTTGTAACTTGTGCTGGCGGGTTAATCCAAACTGGTATTTGAAAGAATAGACTTGCGATATCAATCTGATCCTCAATACCTGCGGGAATACCACGACTTGACCATTGAATATCTGTAAGTTCTACAGTTGTAATCGTAGTCCAATCAATCGGGTTATCATTCTGTTGTATTTCAAGTGCCGGATTGAATAACACTAGCATTTGCTCTAGTAGTTGTAGCTTCTGATCGGTATTAGAAGTCCATACATCTACTTGCATGTTCAATAAGTATGGCACTGGCATCAATCTGCCTACAGAATATTTGTTACCCTGTTCGTTTGTATACTTGCTTGTTTCTGGATCCCAACGTCTTTCATTTACGCCTACTGAATCTGTGAATAAAGGATCTTGTACTCTTGCTCTATCTGGTTGAAAACTCTGAACCCAACATGCAATAAATGGAGTTGAGTTAACAATGTTCTCTGAATTTCCCTTGACAATCGTAGCTGCCATACGAGACACATCACCGTATCTTGCTGGTACACGCATATAGTAATCGCTTACGCCATCATTCATTTTCTTGCCTGTCTTTACAGAGAAGCCACTAAACATACGAATGAACTGAAGAATATATCTTCTAATTTGTTCATCATAAAAATGCATTTGTCTTGTATCACTCATTATTCGTCTACCTTAGGTTTCACTGCTTTAGAAAGATTTACACGTGAATTTATCGTTGTTCCGTCATCAAGTATCGATACGCCATCGTTGTTAATGAATTGATGATGCAATCTGTGTCCAACTTCCCATGCTCCGTCATCGTCTTCAATTTTGAACCATTTGTTATCACGATATTGAAATAGTCTTGCTGGTTTATAATCCACTCTCAAGAAGTAAGAATTGTCATCTGGTTCTTGTGGAAAGCTACTACCACTTGCTACAGTTGCATAATCGATATCGTCTGGGTGGTCTCCTTGAACTGCATACTCAAGATTATTCTTTCTATAATCATAATACTTTCCAGGAACGTTCTGTTTTGCTTCGTCTACGATGGCATCGTTAATTTGCAACTCAGTGTTATATGTTGAAAGCAAATTCTTTAAATCATCAGCTTCTTCGCCAGTGCCGAATATATCAGAATACTCCTGTGAGTCTTGAAGTTGCTTACAACGAACACGCCAAATATGTGGCCACCATCCTGGATCAAAGCCTTCGCTTGCTTTTGAACCTTCTTGCACAACCCAATATTGATTAACGGCAGCTGCATCTTCATCAAGTAGTAAGTCATCCCTCATGTGAGGAAGCTCAATAACATCACCTGTCATAAGTTTTCGACCCATCTGTTCTACCATCTGATTTAGATGTACTGTGAATACATTCTGGTCTGACCCTAAGAACATACCGAACTGTGACAAATCAAAGTCTTGGTCACTCACTGTATATGCACCACGTAAATCATACAAAGTTGTATCATATTTTCTATCACGATTCTCCATGAACAGCAAATCCTGAATTGGTGGATTAGCTGGATCATAGTTAGGATCGTTCTCATCAACTGAGCCGATATATTTGTGTACAAGTAATGACGTACCGCCATGATCGAAGTGTGCTTTCACCATCTTATCAATGAACTTGTAGTCATTACCCTTACGAGGGTTCCATAAACTTAATCTTGGCATTGCTTTTTTCCTTGACTTATTACTGTATTTATCATATAGTTAAGATAACGTATGGAGAGAATCATTATGAATGACGGAACCTTAATTTCACGTGGTATTATTGCTGATACAGTAATCTCACAATTTAAGATGTGGGCAACCAACCCAGAAAGATATCATCGTGGCAATGCAGTAGACGGCAATTATTACGGAGAACACGACGGTGAGCGAGAGTATGATGTGTGGTGGACTACTCAGCCACCAAAAGAAATGTGGATGCCACTTGTTGCACAATTATATGGCAAGGTAACCCATATGTTTGGACATGAGAATTGGTCTATTCATGTTGTTGACTGTATCACTACTCGACCTGGATCAAGTAAAGTGTATGCACATATTGATACGCCGTATCGTTTTGATGAATTTGCAGATAGCGATGAAGTACTTGGTGTACAAATTATTATTCCACTAGATGTATTCACAATAGAGAATGGTGCAACCGCATTACTTCCTGGATCGAATGCAGAACGAATCGATTATAAAGATTTAGAAACGAATCGAGAGCATTACAATGACAGATTATTGTCAGAAGGTATGCAATTTCTTTCAAATCCTGGTGATGTTTTGATGTATGATAGTCGCACATTACATAGTACAATGCCTAACGGATCAAGTGAATTTCGTAGTGCATTGTTAATAAACGCTTTAAAAACTGATATTATTCCAAGAGTTAAAGAATTAGATACCAACACAGATTTTGTCAAAAAGTAAATAAAACTTGACATTTCCTGCAGATAGTGTATGATGATTCGTAAATAAGATTCTATAGGAGGGCTAACAGCCGTGGCAACAAAGAGAAAAATGAGTAGAGCAAAAGTCGTTAAGAAAAATAAAGCTCCGCGCACCCCAAAATTCGTAGATGAAAAATATACAGGTCCAGAACCAGACTGGACTTATGCCGAAGACATGACAGGTGAAGAGTATTATAGAGAAAGGTGTCGTGCAGGATTTTACTACAATTATTTCTTTACTCCAAAAGATGGTAAACCTTGGACACTCACTTGGATGAAAGATAATGAGTATACAAAAGAACAAATAGCCGCAGTGAAAGCAGTCCCTGATACTTGGATACCAATTATTGTTAGTGCATACTGTCGATCATTGGCTAAAGGTATGCCTGTTAATCATAAAGATACACCTGCATACTTAGAGACATTACCGGGTATTACGTCAAATAGTATGGTGGATGCTGATGTATATGTTAAAAATAAAATTGCAGAAGTCATAGAACGTGGACTTACAATCAAACATGAAAAGCGAGTAGAAGAAAAGAAGAAAGATATTCCTCGCCCTAGTATTCAACAATTGTTACGTGATAAAGCAGCAGAAATGGCAACTGAAATTGATAGTTTTGTAGATGATTTTGATTACAAACCTGCTACTCTTAAAAAATTTGATGCTGTTAAGATGCTACGTAAAGTAGAAGCTAAAGGCAATCATGCAAAGTTCATTAAATCATTTTATGAATTAGAATTCAAAGAATATGATGAATTGCTTAATCCTCCTAAGCGTATGAATGAAGCTAAGAAAGATGATTACGAACAACTCAAAGAAGGATATGCACATCTAAAGAAACCACAGATTAAAGCAGTGCATGACTTGTACAGAAGTATCTTAGATGCATGTGATATGATTATGTTAGAGAGTAAAGTTAATCGTACTCCTCGCAAAAAGAAACCACAGAGTAAAGATAAGATAGTTGCTAATGTTAAATATGCAAAGCAGGACCAAGCAACTACAAGTGTATCTATCAAGCCAATCGATTGTTTAGATGCATCAGCGATTATGACTTATAATATCAAGACACGTAAACTTGGTATCTACTATCCAGATGCTCATAGTAGTCTTTCATTTAAAGGAACAACTCTGATTGGGTTTGATGAAAGTAAGAGTGTACAAAAGACAATGCGCAAACCAGCAGAACAAGTATCTAAGTTTAAGAAAGTTAGCAAGCGATCTTTGCAAAAAGAGTTTGAAAGTGTCAACAGTGTAGAGACAAAAATGAATGGACGTTTTAATGATCAAACTTTGATATTGCGTGTTTTTTGATAAATACTATGTAGGCGACGGTCTACCTTAACTCATTATTCCCGGGAGACACAAAATAATGTCACATTCAAATAGAGTATTTTACTATATGGAAATTAAAGTTCCAAACTTTGCGGCTGAAACTTCAATCGGCGCACAGCGCGACCTTCTAGACCAACACATTGCAGAAACAAATTCTAAAAAATCTAAAATTGCAAAAGAAACTGTATTTTTAGAAATCTCAGCTCATAATCAGGTTGGTGATGTACAAGCTATTACACTGGAATTTGCTAACGAGCGCAATTATGATACATATCGTTCTGTAATTCAAGAATTCAGAGATTGGGCTATTGCAAACCACAATGTTGAATATGTAATGGAAAAAACATCTACTACATCATATGCGGCACTTACTACTGAATTACTAGATACTACGAATGGATCAACAGATACATATTATGATAATATGAAAAAACATATGGTAGTTGACCTACCAACATCACGTGGTTTTAAGTAAAAACTTTTAAATTAACGTTAAGCCCATACTATTAATAATAGTATGGGTTTTCCATATCTGGTATATTTGATAAATACTGTATATTGGAGATTTATCAATGCCTAAGAACCGTAATAAAATTAGAAATGATGTGATTAAAGAAATTAGACTATTGCTTGGCGATGGTATGATTGACATCGAACTTGATCCTGAACACTATGATGTGGCACTTGATGTAGCTGTATCTAAAATTAGACAACGCTCAGAAAATTCAGTAGAAGAAGACTTCTATGCGCTTGAACTAAAAGAAGACGTTTCAGAATACTCACTACCTGAAGAAATCATTGAAGTGAAACAGATTTGGAATCGTTCATTTGGTAATGGTATTTCTGGTGGCAATGATATGGATCCATTTGAATTAGCATATGCTAACTCTTATTTTATGACAAATAATCATATCGGCGGCGCTTCAACATACGATTTTTTTGCTCAATACAGAGAAACAATTAACCGTGTTGCGGCAACAGATATTCAATACATTTGGAATCCAGTAACAAAGAAACTAAAACTTCTACGCAGAATGAGAGCCGATACAACTGTTCTTGTACATGTACACTTAGAACGTAACGAAGACCAACTTATGATTGACCCTTATATCAAGTCTTGGATTCGTGATTATGCACTTGCATATTGTAAGCGTATGCTAGGTGAAGCACGTGGTAAGTTTTCATCGTTGCCGGGCGCCCAAGGCGGCGTGACACTTAACGGTGCTGAAATGAAAGCGGAAGCAGATGCACTAATTGAAAAATTAGAATTTGAATTGACGAATTATCAAGATGGTTCAGCGCCATTAGGATTTGTAATCGGCTAACTGCTACAATTTATCGCATTGATATTTCATGTTTTCTGTGCTATATTCAGATAAGTACTAGTATGAAACATTATATCCCTCAAACATTCGGTGACCGAGTAGCACTTGGCATCACATTATTCTTGCGCTGGTTTGCAGACACGTTCTTCGCCAAGCGTTACGGACATAGGGCTGTAGTTTTAGAAACTGTAGCAGGAGTTCCTGGTATGGTGGCTGGCATGTGGAGCCACTTGCGCAGTTTGCGTAAGATGCAAGCAGACGACAGAGGTTGGATCAAAACATTATTGGAAGAAGCAGAAAACGAACGTATGCATCTAATGATATTCATTGAAATTGCAAAGCCAAATTGGTTTGAGCGTATGCTTATATTATTTGCGCAGTTTGTATTCTGGCATTTCTATTTTGTTCTTTATGTATTCTTCCCAAAAGTTGCTCACCGTATGGTAGGTTATTTCGAAGAACAGGCAGTAGTAAGTTACACACAATACTTAGAACAAATCGACACTGGTGCAGTTGAAAATATATCAGCGCCGCAAACAGCAATCGACTACTACAATTTGAAATCAGATGCTAGACTACGTGATGTAGTTATAGCAGTTAGAGAAGATGAAAGAGGTCACAGTGAAGTCAATCATGACATGGCTAACATTCTTGTTCAAGAAGCAAGCGACTAATCCCGAACCAGAATTTAATCCAAGAGTTCGTATCAATTCAGAAAATATGACAGACGTTGAAAAGATGGATGCCGGATTTAACGGTAAGACATATACTAACAACGGTATTGAATCAGATTTTTAATTTAATTACTTGACTTCAAACAAAATCACACTATATCTATAATATAATACACAAGAGGAAACGAATATGAATAAATTACTATCAGCAGTAGCCTTTATTGGTCTACTATCAACATCAGCTTTTGCAGCAGACACTACTGTAGAAATGTTAAACAAGCGTGACGATGGCGCTAAAATGGTATACAGTGAAGACATTACACGTATCGAAGCAGGCGATACTATTACTTGGGTACCAACATCAAAAGGTCATAACGTAGAATTTATTGCAGGGCCAGATGGTTGGGAAGCACCAAAGAAATCAAAACTAAACAAAGAAGTAGCTATTACATTTGACGAGCCAGGTGTTTATTTGTATCAGTGTTCACCACACAAATCAATGGGTATGATTGCTATTGTAGTTGTGGGCGACGGAGATAACGATATCTCAAAAGCCAAAGTAAAAGGCAAGTCAAAGAAGAAACTAAAAGAATTGTTGGCTGAACTATGAGTAACCCAAACGAACCATATCACAATAAGGGCGCGGGACTTGCGTTCTTTATTATCGCATTTACAATGGTAGGACTACCGATCATCATGGGAACATGGATGGGCTGGTTCAATCTATTTGGTATCTTAGGACTCTAACACAATAAATAAGAATATGGAATTCTTATTAAAAGCAGTAATATCAGGTATACTTGTAGCTACAGTCAGCACAGTTGCACAACGTAATGCGACACTGGCTTCATTGCTCATGGGTATACCTTTTACCGCCTTCTTAGCAATGATATTCATGTGGTATGCGGGCATTGATGTTGAAACATTTTCTAAATTTTCTTTTGAAACTGTGTATTTTGTCTTGACATCCTTAGTATTTTTTGTTATATTTGGGGTAATGATAAGTTACGTTGGTTTCTGGTACAGTATGTTACTCGGATCAATAGTAACTATTATCCTATATAACGTTGTACTAAGGCTTTTATAAATGACAAAACATAAACTACTAGTAATTGGCCATGGACGACATGGTAAGGATACTGTTTGCGAAATATTGCGTGACGAATATGGCTATACCTTTGAAAGTAGTAGTCAGTTTTGTAGTAAACTTTTTATCTATGATATGCTTAAAGTAAAATACAACTATTCTAATGAAGAAGAGTGCTATGCAGATAGACATTCTCATCGTTCAGAATGGTATGATGCAATCTGTAACTATAATCTCAATGATGCGGCTACATTAGGTCGTGAAATGTTTAAAGAATATGATATCTATTGTGGATTACGCAACAAGCGTGAATTCTTTGCAATGAAAAATACAGGCGTATTTGATTATTGCATCTGGGTAGATAGAAGTGATCACTTGCCTCCTGAAGATAAAAGCAGTATGAGCTTAGAACAGTGGATGGCAGACTTCACTATTGATAATAATAGTGGGCTATCTGAGTTAGCTTTTAATACTCGTAAATTAATCAATTATATTTCCCATAGCTAAGTATTACAAACATTATCTATGTAGTTAAATCAAAAACAGCTATTATCCTCGTTTTTTCATAAATACTACTAGCAATTCGTATATTCAAACAAGGAGAACAAGGATGGCGACATTAGTATCCCCAGGCGTATCAGTAATGGTAGTTGACGAGTCACAGTACGCGGCAGCAACCCAAGGTACCCTACCGTTAGTTGTAGTAGCAACAGCGGCAAACAAAACAGACGCATCAGGCTCAGCAATCGCAGCCGGAACAATCCCAGCTAACGCTGGCGTTGCGTATCTTGTTTCTTCACAGCGAGAACTAGTTGAAACTTTTGGTGAACCAAAGTTTTATGAAGTAGGTGGTTCAGTTGTGCAAGGATCAGAAACAAGTGAATATGGTCTTTTAGCAGCATATCAATATCTAGGCGTATCTAACAACGCTTATGTTATTCGTGCAGACATGGATCTATCACAATTAGAAGCATCATCAAATGAACCAGCAGGTTTGCTAACAGGCGGCACATATTGGCATGATACAGACTCATCAGTATTTGGTCTATTCAAACATGATGGCACAGATTGGGTAGCAGCAAACCCAGCAATTTTAAATGATGAACCAGGCAAAGGTAATGTAGAAAGCATTAATGCATCAGGTTATGCATCACCATCAAACACATTTGGTTCAACAGGTGACTTTGCAGTTGTAACATCAACAGCACGTATCACATATTGGTCAAAAGTGGGCGTTAACTGGGTTCTACTAGGTGACATTGGTTCACCTAACTTCTCATTTGCTAAATTTGCACCAACAGGCGCATCAGGCGACACATATGTTCGTCTAACTCAACAGGGCGGCGGTCTTGACCTAGCAGTAGCGGCATACAATGCAGCATCAGGTCTATTCCAAGCAGTTGAAGCACCAGCATATGGTTCAGATGATCTAGCATTAGCAGACTTAATTACAGAAGGTGATGTATATACACATCACGATTCATCACTAGGTATCATTCAACTACGCCGTCACAGTGGCGCAACTGAAAACGTACTAACAAGTGATGCAATTGCAGACACTTCATCAATCACAACAGTTTTCAATCTAGCAGGTTCAGGTTTCTCATTCTCAGGTGCAACGCTTGATAACGTAATCTCAACAATGCAATCAGACACAACACTGAACAATGCGAATGTGCGTGTTGAAAAAATCGGTAACAACCGTGTACGTTTCACTAAAACTGATGGCAAGTGGCTATCACTATCATTCACATCAGGTCAAACTGATCTAGGTTTCACAGAAGCAGAAAATACTGCATCAGTATGGGAAGACCTATCATACGAAGCATCAGCAGAACAACCAAAAGGCGATATCGCTGAAGGTACACTATGGTTCGATGCAGACCTAAAAATTGAAATTCTGCGCAACGAATTCAATGGTTCTGAAATGGAATGGACATCATACGCATGGTCAGAAGACTCAAACGGTCTAAGCCAAGCAGAACTGCAACTACGTTCAGGTATGCCAACAAAGCGTAAAGACGGTACATCAGCACTAGTAGCTGGTGATATCTGGGTAGATGGCGATGCAATGCCATACCCAACAGTATATCGTTGGAACGGTTCAGAGTGGGTTAAACTAGACAATTCAGACCAATCATCAACGAACGGTCTTGTATTCGGTCACTACTCAAACGAAGCACCATTCGATGCAAACGGCGCAGTAAATGCACGTACATCACACGCAGATGCTCCAAACGCAGAACTACACCCAGAAAACATCATGTTAGTAAACATGGACTACTCAACATACAACGTTAAGCGTTGGGAAAATGGCGAGTGGGTATGGGCATCAGGTCTAAACCTAGATGGTTCAGGTCGTTTTGGCTCAGAAGCAACACGTGGTATGGTTGTAGAAGCAATGCAAGCAGCAGTAGCAGGCAACGATGGCATTCGTTCAGAAGCAACATATTTCAATCTAATTGCAGCACCTGGTTACCCAGAGCTAATGGACGAAATGATTGCTCTTAACAAAGATAAAAAAGAAATAGCATTCGTAATTGGTGATGCTCCGCTAACACTGAAGT